TCTGTTTGCTCTGCGGAGTCGTTATTTGTTTGAATACGTTTATCGCTACCTCTCACAGCATCCAAAGAATTGTGGTGATCGCCGTTTGAACGGGGACTCAATACTAACCAGTCAGGTTTAAAATTTCCCGCATTGGCATCGTTAGTAATTGCATGACCAGAGCTACCGTTACCAGAGTAAAGCTGAGTATGAAAATACTTGCTGGGGTCTGCAATGGCTGGGTCTGCTAAATTGCTAACAGACCAAGCATTAAAATTTGTCGGTGGTGTGTATTCAAAATCTGACTGCCCAAAATTAACAATTATATTTTCAACAGACCCGCCGCCAGTTAAGAGTGGCACCCATGTGCTATACCCAGAACGTATAGTTGCTAAGTTCAAGGTTCCCTGTGACGAATTATCTTTATAAAAAGTTATTTCATTGTCATCTAAATTAAGGGCCACACCAATTTTGCTACTTACAAAATATTCCGCACCGTAAGATACGTTGTCACCGTTTCCTCGGTAATTGCCAGAAGGTGCATAGTAAAAAAGCGCACCGTTTCCAGAAGCAAAAGCACTGCCGCCGAAAGATAATTCTGCTGGTGCTATACCGACTGCTGGAAAATTAAAAGTCCCCGTGAAAGTAGCTTCATAATACCACTTGCCGCTAGACACGGCCATTGTTCCACAAATGATCGGATCGGTTCCGCTGGTCCAACCAACTTGCAAATTTCCGTCTGTTAGAGTGCAGTCAGTATCTTTGTTAAGAACATTTAAAGTGCAGTGGTTGTTAGTCGGGCTATCACTAACCTGATCCGCCGCAGCCAAGCCGCTGCTGGCAAAATCATTTCCGTTGCCGCTGGTGTCGTCACCTAACGCCGAACTATCTTGACCTTTAATGTAAAAGCCTTGATTTCCGTAGCTTCCTGAGTAAGCCTTCGGAATCCATTGACCTGTGTCGCTGTTTGTTTCGCCAAAATCAGACGCTTCTTTAGCTGTGCCGTCGATAAAATGTATTTCAGCTAGATACGCATCTAAGTAAAAGTTTGCTATATGACCTTCACCAATCTTATGCTCAACAGTATTATTGATAGCGCCTTCAAAATCTTGGTCTGGTGTGGATGCTTTTGTAAAATCTGTTACCTGACTGCCATTGATAAAAAGTTTCGTGCGGTTACCCTCTGACGCTTGTGTAGAATCAAATTGCCAAACCACGTGAAAAAACGCTGCGGTATCGCGAAAAACTTGATCAGTGTACCAATTAAGGTCTGTGCCTGAACCTTCGTTTAGTAGCGTAATCGCTTCAGTGCTTGCAGCATCGGGACCAAGCTGTAAATACGCCCCCCCTGCTGACGAAAAAATTATCTGTCTTGTCCCGAGATTAGACCTCTTAACCCAAGCTGAAAATGTCCAAGTCCTACGATTACCAGCACTGCCCGGAGTACGAGACAAATGAGCAGAATCATTGTCGTTAAAACGAATAGACTGATCTATCTCGTAAGTCGTATCAGGCGCGGCGAACCACTGTGATCCAAACATAGTCATTAACTAAATGCCTTCTGTACAGCCCCTAGCTGAATTGAATTTGCAGCCTTGACAAAATATGGAACGACATCAACCGCTGAAGCCGCAGTGCTGAGAGTAATTCCCGCCCCTCCCGCAGTTTCATAATCGGTGCCTAAACTTAAAGTTCGAGAACCTGTGCCGTCTTGAATAAACACAAACACACCCGCCTGACCCACTGATTCTGTACTGGGATTAGCTAAAGTCACGTTACCCGTAAGGGTTAGTACAAAATTCTGATGAGCCGAGAAGTCAATCGTCACGCTGCCTGTGTTCGACGTATCTGTGTCCGTTTCGGCAAGAATGATTGTGCCACCGTTAAGCTGACCAGCAACCGTCACATTAGTGGTGCCTGTCGGAATCTCAATGACATCCGCATCGGCATCGTTCTTGATGGTAACATCGTTGGTCGAGCCTTGGCCTGTGAGGATGAGGCCCTCCGCTGCGGTGTAACCAATGGCTGCATCGTCCCCAGCAGCAGTATCTCCCGCAACCCCAAGTTTCCCTTGAACAGTTACATTTTGCGTTCCAGTAGGAATTTCAAGAACATCTTGGTCTGCATCATTCTTGATGGTCACATCATTGGTGCTGCCCTGACCAGTCAATATCAAACCCTCAGCAGCAGTGTAACCAACGGCTGCATCATCTCCTGCGGCAGTATCTCCTGCTGGTTCAACTGTTCCAGTTGCTGTTACATTTCCAGAAACAGCAAGAACACTTCCGTTAAAAGTTAGGTTAGCTTCGCCGTTAATAGTTGACGAGTCCACGCTGGTGATAACACGATTATCAGAAGCATTGGTATAGGAAGTTACTGCGCCGGTACTTTCTGATGCCCATTCAACTCCCAAAGTTTCAGAGCTATTGGCTTTAAGAACCGTTCCGTTACTTCCCACGGAAAGAGCTTGCGGGTCTGTGGAACCATCTCCTACTATGATTTGACCCTTTGAAAGTGCCGACATAGCAGTAACTGCACCTGTGCCAGAACCTAGAAGCACACCGCCGTCTGTTAGTGTGGTAGTTCCGGTTCCGCCGCTAGAGACAGGAATAGTTCCTGTGCTGACTGTAACTGCACCCGTAGACTGATTAACTGCTATAGGGCTGGTAGCACTAATGCTGGACACTCCCGACAATGCCGATGCCAAGGTGTCCTTTCTTACTTTATGAGTTGTTCCAGCACTAACATCAACAATAGGAAGAACATCGTCATTAGCAAGACTAGCTTCACTAAGTTCAGAAAGGTCTGTAATTTTTTTATTAGTTGCCATGTTGCTGTTCTCCGCTTTTGTTACTTAACCCTCTAGCCAAGTAATATTAACCGTGGCGCTACCACTTGCAGTAATAGCTGCAATTTTATCGCCCTCTACTACTGTTACAGTAACGGGTTCGCCTACGTTTACTTGCACTCCTGCTGCTACAGTAGCAGTTGGTGTAGCGCCCTGTCCCCCGGTACAAGCTACATATGCTAGAGCAGAGGAGGAAATACGAGCTTTTGTAATCTGTGCAGGACATGCTCCTGAACGAGTTGCCCCTGTGCCAGTTCCTGCCGCTAAGTTCTCGCTGGAATTAACACGGTAAAAATTATTTTGTCTTCCGATTGCCATTTTACTTTCCTTATGCTTTAATGTTTTTGTCAGAGTTCATTTCAAAACCTAGCTCAATACCCTTGAGCTTCAGTTCTTCTTGCTTGATAGCCATTTCGTGTTCGGTTTCTATACGTTCTAGTTCTAACTTAGCTGCTTTAATTTCTAGCTCCTTGGCTTTTACCTGAGCTTCTAATTGAGTTGCCTGAGCAATAGTCATCTGAGCTTGGGCTTGAGCCTGTGCTAATTGTTCCTGTGCAGACGGGGGAGGTGGTTCAGTAGGCGGAGAGGATACAAACTTGTCTACATTTTTAATATTCATCTCGTCTGCTACTTCACGCATTAGATTATATACGTTGTCAGGCTGAATAATACCTTGAGTTTGCTGACCGACCTTTTCCATTAGCAAAGCATAATTATTTAGATTTTGTAGCCTAATGTCCTGATCTCCGTATCCAATGCCTACCTCAATGTCTACATCTAGGTCTTCTCTCCAACTAGAAGGGTCTATTGGAAAATACGTGTTGTTAAGTCTGACAAGTTTTTGCCTGTCTTCGTATCGTTGCACCAAGTTATAAATAGATTTAAAGATATTGCGAACACCCGTATCTGCAAAAACTCTGGCTATAAGTTCTAGCCTACCCTGAGCATTTGTCAACGCTGCGTTGGCTGCACCTTGCGTAACATGCGATTTTAAAACGTCTGCACTAAGACCCTGTGTTTGAGGGTTTACTCCGGTGCGTCCAGATTTAATATCTTCCCAATACTGCAACATGCGGAAAGCCTCTGGTTGCAGTGCTGGCGTTTGAATAGGCTGGAGAGCATTTGGACTCCGAGTCCTTACAATACCTCCCGGTCTATTAGTAAGAAGATCGTCTACATTAACCTGACCTTCTACAATCTGAAATCTTCCGTTATTAGCCAGATACATATTATCTAGCAAGTTACGGGTCAGTGTTGACCTGATTAGCTGTATATCCTCTACAGTTTCTGCAACACTAAGACCGTAAAACTTATGCGGAATAGGTATGGGACATACTGTGCTAAAGGGTATATAGTCAATAGGTTCTAAATCTAAAATTTCTGAACCACTGTGACAAACTTTGTGAAGAACGCTTACTCCTGAACCGTCTATATCTAGTTTAATATAGGACTCGTTAATCTCCACCATTACTTCTGAATCTGCACTAGCCTGATTAGGGTATACGTCTGTGCTATCGTATGAGTGGCGAGCCATGTATTCTTGGCTAGTTGTAATAGCGTCTGCTTCTGAGTTATATCCGGGCAGCGACTCTACCAAGTCAGTATCATACCCCATTTTAATTAGATCGCTTTTAGATTTATGCGACCTGTGACAGATAAACCTAGCTTCTTCTAAAGTTTTAGCACCCCTGTTAATAAGAAACTCTTCCGGAGGCACGTTTTCAATAGTGACTTTTCCAGAGTAATCTGTGCGAGCAAATACCGCATCGTGATATATTTCCTCGATTTCCTCCGCTTGTCCTGTTTCGGGGTTTAAAATTTCCCGTATTGTAGACACTTGTTCGTGTTCTATAACTTCCAAGTCTTCGTCTTGGTTAAGAACACTGAACTCCTGCTCTGTTAGGTTTTGATAGCTTTCGCTAGTTGTTTTTTCTACCTCTTCCCAATAGTGCTTAACAACGCCTACCTTTTGCATAAGAGCGTCTAGGAACATATTATATAAAACCATAAAACCATTGTTCTGTTTGTAGAACACATGATTTATATACTTAGTAGCCTGTTCTGCAACTTCCTCGTCTTCTGGACTTTCGGGAACAAACCTTACTACATTGTCTCCACCTGTGAAGATACGCATAAGACTAGGCATCATCCACATTAGCGTGTCTTGTACGTCTGTAACTACAACCTGTGACCGACCATCTTCCTCGTTGCCGAAAGGCTCTCCATAGAAATATTCCATAGCCTTTGCTTGCTGAGAACTAATCTCAGAATCTAGATAGTCAGCACTTCCGTTTATTTCTCCCTCTACAAGGGAAATAATTTCTTGGTCGTCTAATTCTCTAGCCATTATTTACTGACTCCTTTGAACTTCTCGAATGTACGAAGACCACCAAGACCGAGCATACCGAGTAATACAGGCATCATCTGACTCATATCAAGAGATGGTAAATCTATAAGGTGTCCTGTTTGAGCTAATATAAACTGTAAAATAGGTGTTCCTACATACGTCCAAGCAAGGGCAATTCCGCATGTCCAACCGATAAATGGACGCCAACCAGCGATAAAAATATTTCTCGACTTAGCTTCTTCCCGGTTAATAGCCATCTGAGCTAGATCAACCTTGGCCAAGTGTGAAGCAAGCTCTGCTTCTATTTTACGCTCTGCCTTTGCACGTTCCTCTTTATCTTCAGGTAGAAACCTACCTATAATATCGGTAACGGCTGGCAGTATAGATGGCAGCAGTGCTTGAAGCATTATACTATTTCCTGCTTCTTAAGATACGTGCAGCTTTTCGTGCGTGACGCATAGCCCGTGCTTCGTCTTCTCCTCTAAACTGACGAATAACATCGTTTATGCCCTGCATCATTGTTCGTTTAACAGGACCGGGATAGTTTTCAGAAAGCATGGTGTTCATAAAAACTTCGTTCATTTCTCTAAGTTTTTTAGTTTTCTTCTTGTCAATTTTGCCATTCTTTTTGACAAAGTATTTTACTGTTTTGTCCATTATACTATCCCTGCGTTTGAATATTCAATTTCTTTATCAAACCCGTATTTACGATACAAAGTTTTAGTTTTCATACGCTCGCCAAAGCGTTCTACGCTTAAAGCACCGTATCTCATTGCACTTAATAGGTCGTCTTTGATTGCGACCACTTTACCGTTCTTTCGATGGTAGAGACGCATTTCTTCAAGAGTTTCAACACAGGATTCAAAGATATGTAGACGACTAGTTTCCATGCGTTGCAGAAGGCTGCTAATACCCGCTTCCACAGAATTGTTACCATTTAATGCTCCATCCACTGGTGGGTTTTTAAAATGTTCAGCCAGCATATATACGCCCAAATCCCTATATTGCTGTGCCAGTTGTATGCCTGAGCCTTTATCGTGCTGTAAACCATCGTGTGGGAAAGCAACTGGTATTCCCGGTGTTCGTGCATTTAGTGCGGAGGCATGTGTTATAGGCGTTTCCTTGCTTCTTCGATATTCGTCATAGACATATATTACATCGTTATCCGGGTCTAGTGCTATCCAGCTTATAGCAGTAGGATGGTCAAATCCAAAGTCTATACCTGCAATTCTCAGGTAGTGTTCCGGCAGGTCAAAATCTTCGCAAACTACGTCATCTTCACTTACCGGATACACCAAGCCACTGCCAAATACTGGTATACCCTTGCTCCGCATATCTCGCTCGGCAGGACTGTATACCGCTAGAAGCTGCTCTTTTGTAGATTCGTCTAAATGTTCTACATCGTCCCAAGTGGCTGTTGTTAGGCTTTGTCCCGGTTTTAATTCGTTTAAGAAACTGCTTACTACGCTGGTCATGCCTCGCTCTGGAGTAAACGTCATGTAGACAATTCCGTTTGTGTCTGCTGTTCTGGTTATACACTGGCTAAAAATTTCTTGCTTAGGTTCCTCATCCAACCAGACAACATCTATAGCCTCTCCCATAAATTTTTCAAAACCTTGTTCATACGCTTTAAAATTAATCTGACTATTGCCACCAGATTTATGCCGAACCAAAGCACTTGAATGAGCATTCGGAACTCCCGGCTTACGAATAGTTTCTACAATCTTGTTTAGCGGTATTGCTCCTGTCCCTTTCTTTAAAGGGTCTTGCGGATTGCCAAATAGCTCCTTCTGTATAATGTCCCGTGTGGTGTCGTTAGACTCACCAGCAGCCCATACACGTACAGGTCTTTTAAATTTATGCCCTTCCCACCATTCCGGATAGTCTCCGGTCAGGTGATAGGCAGTCTCAGCCGCTCCGCAGAAGGTCTTGCCTACTCGGTTAGCAGCCATTAAAATTCTTTGAGCGTTTCCCTTGCCCTGCTGGTGAAACTTACGTTGATACTCATATGGCTCATAACCCTTGAGCCTGTTTGTTTCCAAACGCCTCTGTTTTTCTTTCAGCAGTTTGAGGACACCCTCCTTATTGTTACTTACTGTCACTGAGCTTTACTACGTTGCTTAACATTGCAATCTGTTCGTCCAGTTCTTCATCGCTAAGTTCTGTAACTTCTTTTATGGTAGTTTCCTGCTTGGTTACTGCATCGTAACCTGCCCTAGACAAAATATCCCTTGCTGCGTTGAGTTTCACGTTTTCGCTCTCTGCCCCTCGCATCAGGCTTTCTAAAACAGATAAAGCCAGCGTTGCTGTTTCGCTGACCTTCTGCTGTATTCTTCGTTCAATATGTTTCCAAAGGTGGCGTTGTAAACGCTTCGACCTGTTAGCTGGACTAGAACTTGTAGCTGTATAGCCAGCTTCAAAGAACGCATCCTTTGGCTCCATATGGTTGTCTACCAAGTTAACTATAAAGTTATACTCTTTTTCCGTAAGATTTGCTTCTAATGGTTTAGGTTCTTCCAGACTTGCATACAAACCAGTGTTAGGATGTTTCTTTCCTCTAGCCATTTAACGACCTACCTTTTTCATAGCTTTCCTGTGTGCTTCTGTGAACGTGTCCCCGTTGCTCATAAATTTACGCATTGCTGTCATGTGTTTAACAGTGTGGTGCTTTTTATGATTCTCTAATGCTTTCAGTTGTCTAGCGGTTAGTTTTCTAGAAGATTTCATAGCAAGATAAGTTTCCAAATTTAATTACTTAGATAGAACATTACCTATCATAAGCTATTATACTATTTTATTAACACTGTGTCAACCCCCTTTTTCAGTGATTTTAAAATTGTCCCCAAAAATGAACGAAAAGGACAACATAACAATTCAGAGTGCAGGGGGGGTTTGCAATATTGAGAATGATTCTCATTTGCATACAAACTTGCCCAGAGTTGCGAATGATTCGCATTTGCAGACAATGTTGACCAGTGTTGAGAATGACTCTCATTTGCAACAATGGTGTTGCAGAATTGCAACACTGTTGCTCAAGTGTCACTGTGTCTGGAATACAACAATGTTGCAAATGTGCAACACACCGGTGTTGCAAAATTGTGACAAGTGGGTGTGAGGGTGAGAATGATAATCATTTGCAAGTAACATATTGGAATTGTTCTAAACTGCTTATTTAATAGGCAAAGGTCAAATATGCCTAAAAAATAGGCAAATAGCCCTGAGAGGCTCTAGGAAGCCCATACAGGCGTTTTAGGTGCTTTGCTATACCTACCTAGCCAAGACATGCTCTAAGGCTACTCACGCCTCACGACAGAGCGTGAACAAAGCAGGAACAAAGCAGGAACTAGAATTGATAAGAAACAGAACGGAAAGCGAACATTTAAAAGTCAAGGCAACAAAACGCGAACACGAAAAATAAAGTTATCCACAGAAAAGTTTTAAAATTGTGGATAACTCTGTTGTTTATAAAAATTAGGTATGCTACTGTTGATAGGTAAATTAAGTAGACCATACATGGAGAATCAAAATGCTAGTAATGAATAAAACTGGACTATTCGGATCAGAAGTAGCACGAACAACTAAAAACCGTTACGGACTATCAAAACATAAAAAATCTATAGGGCTGCACTATCGCAAGGCTAGCGCCTATTTCTACCTAGGAAACATGGCAACCAGTTTTGGGAATAGCGTTAAACCAGTTTTTAATCCGAAGAAGAGGGATAGAAATGACTAATAGATACATATTCACGTTCGTTGAAGAAGTAACATGCAACGTAGTTGTTGCAGCACAAACCGAAGATGAGGCTAAAAAAATAGTAGAGGAGGGAAATTTTAACGGCGAGGAAATTCTAGAAAGAATTCACTTAGAAGTTTTAGATATCCATCGTGAGGAAAGGCAAGAACATGAAGACTAAAACAGATGAATTTGTAGTATATGTCAGCACGGATGAAGACCTTTACGAACAAGCCTTAGACGACTTGCACGGCGCACACATCACAGGCGGTGAATTAGAAGAATTAGCCGCCTATCTTGCAAAAATGAGGGGAAAATAATGCTAGTAAAACACGCCAAAGAGTTTGGCAACATATCGACCAACAATACCAAGATGGGGACAACTACCTACGCCATTGACGCGTTCGCTTGTAAGGTAGGCAGTAAGCTTGCCAAGAACCCCAACACCCCGTGTCACGGTTGCTACGCCCGGAAGCTACAAAAGCTGCGCCCTAGCGTAGACCAAGGCTGGAAACTAAACCTATCCAAATGGATACAAGCCGACCCTAAGCTATGGGCCAAGGCTATGGCATTCCAGATAAACCGCTACAACACCGATGGATACCACCGTTGGTTCGATAGTGGAGACTTACAATCGCTTGAAATGCTACAGGCTATCGTGGAAGTTTGTAAGCTAACTCCACACGTAAAACATTGGCTACCCACGCAAGAGCGTGCTATCGTAAAAGAGTTCAAATCTGGTGGCGGTACCATACCCGATAACTTAGTCATACGGGTATCTGCCAGCCTCTTAAATGGCGATATGCCAAGTGGAATTGACAATGGCTCGCAAGTATTCACTAAAGACAACACGCCTAAAGGATTTGAGTGCAAGGCCAGACACAATAACAACGCTTGTGGAAACTGCAAAGCATGTTGGACTAAGGAAGTTAAGCTCGTAAGTTACCCTAAGCACTAAGGAAGGAAGCATATGTATAGCAAATATAACCACTCTAACAGGTGCCCACGCTGTAGGATAACTCTGGAATACATCTACACTAAGGATTATGTAGACGAATTCTACTGTCCAGAGTGCAAAGTGTCCGAATATAGAACGCTTGAGGTGTGGAACTACAAGAAACGACTGGGCGATCACTTAGGAAAGTGACAATTTTGCAACACCTCTGAAAAAAACGACAAGGAGGGAAAGATTTTTATAGACAACCAATCTTGCCTAGTGTAAAATATACACTATAGTGAACACTATAGTGAACACATTAGTGAACACTACAGTGTATACTATATAGTTTATATATATATATCTTAACTATATAGTATACACTATTGTTCCACCATTGAGGGACTCATAACTGAAAGAAGGAACTAAAATGACTAAAAAAGAGAGGGAACACGGAAGCCCCAGAGATAGGGGTAGTGCTGATAGATACTATGGTCGCTTATTTGAGCCTCACTACTACCCCAATGGGACGTATAAAGGCCGTAGAGTGACAGAGAATGATATGTCTCCCGAGCAAGTGTCCGAATATACTCTTGGCTGGGAAGAAGAAACAGACAGGAAGGATTGGTGATAATGCGCTGCTCAATATGCGATGCACGGTTGCCCATTGGACAGTGCATAGACGAGGACCTGTGTTCCACCTGTAGCCATGAGGTTCGCACGGCGCTTGGCATGGGTGACCCTCTGGAGGAGTTAGTTAACACACTTGACGAGGAGAAAAAGTTTTGATAGGATATATAATAGCTTATATTCTCGGAAACGCTTACATCATAGAACACCGTATTAGAAACAAGAAAAGAGGAAGAAAATGACAACTAACCCGTTAGGCAAGAGCCGTGATGTTGAAGACCCGTATGCTATTTTTACAGCGGGAGGTTTTGAACTTAGACTGTTAAAAACATATAAGCTGGCAAAGAATGAGCTTAAGGACCCTCTTGTTAGGTGGTTTACCGTAGCCAGATCACCCATGACATACGGATCATGGGAGTATGGAGACACCTACCGTAACGAAGTCTTAGATAATTTTCATCTAACCTATGCTTCGTCAGAGTTTATGGACGCATATCTGGATGACCCTATTATATCTAAGGAAGGTAAAAACCTGTGATGACAACATACAGATGGAACTATGAAGAAGAAATAACCATTCAAGAATACGTTAAACGCCTGCGCCCACTAGTCGTTGATCCTGTCCGTAACGTGTGGGAGTTTGAAGGAGACATGCTTATGTCTGACTTTCAAAAATTAAACGAGGCGTCTAACCGTTTGAATAATTTGATAAACCAAATTGAAGAAAGCAAACCAGACCTTAAGGTGGTGGAAAGCAATGAAGAAGAACCCCATAGCGAAGGAGCTTAGAACGCCTAAGTATAAATCAAGAGTGGTCAAGTCTAAAAAAATCTACGACAGGAAGAAGGAAGACAATAGAGATGCACAGAGACAAATACTTAGAACAAGCAAATAATCTTATTAACGGACAGAGGCAGGAGGACTATGGCACTGCTCTGGAAAACCACAAAAGAATTGCCGACCTATGGGCTGTCTATACTGGCAATGAGTTTACACCCGTAGATGCGGCTATGATGATGCTACTGGTCAAGGTTGCCAGAACAATGGAACGTCCAAAGGACGATAGCTTTGTAGACATATGTGGGTATGCTGCTCTGGCCGGTGAAATGTCTAGCATGGATTGTTAGACATGGACAATTTAGTCTTGACAGATTTGGAAATGTATATCATAATAATAGGAGTAGCAATTATCGTAGGAGCAATTACGTGGATGACAAAATGAAATTACCAAGTGTTCCAGAGTATGGGGATCAGTTGGCGTTAGAGTATCTAAACTTTCTGGTATCGGATCAGTATATGCCAGAGGAAACCGCACTGTTCTATCTGGAGATTGCTAGGATAAATGAAAAACCTATTCATTATTTTATCACGGAATCCTTAGTAGAATATTTCTTGTATCTTAGCCAAGAGCCGGAAGAAG